TTTTGGGAAGTACATTTTTGAGTTATTGGGTCTAACTATTGGGTAACCATCTTCATCAATGTTGTAGTATCGTAAATCAGTATCAAGGAAGTTAAGCTTTAATATGTCTTTAAACAATTTAACGTCTAATGGTTTATCAGCTACATACACATGTTCATTGAACTCCATTAACCCATCAGGTGCCCCTATGAACTTGGTCAGAAATTCTATTACTTTTCTAGCACCCTTAGCTTTCCAAATCCATGGAGTATTCAGTATTAACCTCCTCCACATTTCATACTCAGATTCTATAGGGCTTAAACCCCTACTTTGACCCGAAAATGAAGCTCTAGGTGTACTAACATAGTTAGCCAATAGGTTATTTTCCAATATAGTTGAAACTAAGTCCCACCCCATTACCCTCGCTACATTTTTAAGAACGATGTCAGGGGTGTTATCTCTCTTATCGTAAGTTACTACGTTAGCAAACGCAATACTATCGATATATCTCTTAATATCATCGTATTCCCTACCATAAACTCTTAACGTCTTGGTCACCTTTTGTGCAGCCGTTTCTTCCTCACTACCATCACAATGTGGTATAGTATCAAACTCACTAATAGAGTCGGATGTTAGGAACCTAACAATAAGGTCTGACTTAGTAAGGTCAGTAGAATCGGCTAACTCAATAAGTTTACTAACATAGTCAACATACTCGGTAGTGTTAAAATCTAAGTTATAACCATCTGAGGTAGTCCATGTAAGTTTGGTTGTTTGGTACAGAATGATACCGTCATCACTCTCAACTGGATATCTGAATGTAACAGTATACTTAGGTTTAATTAATGTGTTTAAGAGGCTCTTCTGGAAATCTGATAACCTACTGAAAAATTTATCCTCTTCATACTTATTAGGTTTTATATGATATCTAATGAATTGATTGATAGTATTACCAGTAGTATTAAACGGGTTACCAGAAACCCTAAATGATAAGGTGCCAGTATCGGATTGCGTTAAACCAGTAAATCCTAATACAGGATATTCGACATTTTGATTCAATACACTATATCTCAGGTAATTAACCGTCATATTACGTAGGTCATTAGTTTCGTTAAATGTATTAATAATAGACCCAGAAATAAGATAATTAAGTTCGTAATTATTAACTATTGTTTGGTTAGGAACGTTAAATGTTGAGGTGTTGGTGTTAGGGTCGAACATATAGTTCGTTATAGTATAACCTGTAGTTTGGTTACCGCTAGGTAGTGTGACCACTGGTGACATATAAATTGATGCTACCCATTTGGTTATAATCTCTTCCAGATTAACTCTGATGAACTCGGTAAGTGAACCGAAGTAAGCGTGATTAAGTAAATTCCTATCGTCCAGATTCAACCTAGCATTATTCTCATCCGTTAGTAATAAATTAACTTCAGCCTCATCTATGTTTAATGTAGATAAGTCGTAGAATTGTCCGTAAGCCCCAGTATTATGTCTAATACTTACAGTCGGGTCAAGGTTAGTCGTAACCGTGAAGTTCCCCATCGTAAATATTGACAAACCACCCTCATCGGTAAACTGGTTACCAACAAGACTGTCAGAGAAGTTTCTATATTCAATACCATCATTGAAGAAAACACGTTGACTATACCCAGCTATTTTTACCCTAGGATTATCTACCATTATACGTCAGTAATTGTGTTTAAGTCTTTAGTAAAATCAATATTACTTCGTTCTTCTTTAACCTCAAACAATGGCTTACCAGTGAATTGGTCTTTGATTTCGAACAAGTTGTATTGCTTATAAATATCATTATTAAAGTTATAAACCGTGTAGATACCATCTTCAAGTGATTTACTTTGATTACCAAAGATACCGTAAGCAATAGTTTCAATATCATGTTCAACCATTTCAATTTCAATCATAAGTGGGTTAAAGTATGTGTTAGTAATGATTACTTGTTGATTAGGTTGACCAATAAATGGTAATACATTAGGTCTAACATTAGATGCGGAACTAGGTGATACCGTACAGAACACCAACGAAGAGTTATCATTAAAGTTGTAACGAATAGCCTTCTGATTACTATTAGTAAGGTTTTGGTTAACTGGTTCAGCTCTATTATTGGATGTTATTATCTTGAAGAAGTTCCTCAATTTAGCGTCAGCAACGCCAGTATCAGTATTCAAATATTCAATTCTATAACCAATTAGATTGTTGTTCTCTAACTTATTAACATGTGCTGGTGGAACTGCTGCCGTATCGAATAGAAGACCTTTCTGGTCTGGGAATGCAGCGAGAACACCACAATCTACTATTCTAGTTCTAATTTCAACTGGCTTTATCACAATTGTGTAAATACCTTTAGTGTTGAATTGTGTAACTGGTAACTTCAAAGTATAAAGACCACCAAATACCTCAAAACCCGTTACGTTAGATTGAATCTTGTTAGGATTATCTGTCTGTAATAGAACTTGTTGTGGGTCTAATTGGGTAATTGTTGGGTTACCCGCTTCACTTCTACTTGGTGAGTAGTGTACCCAAATTTCACAATCACTAGGTGATACGTCTGCTGGTCTGTTAATTCCGTATGTTCCACTCGACATCTTAGTTTATATTTAAAAGTTCTGTTTTAGAAATACTACATGAAATACGTTTATCAATGTTTCCCCTCCATGGTATGAATTCTAAATTATTTATATTACCATCCGTATATTTTTTTGTGATATATTGATTCATCATGCTGACATTCTTTTAGTTAAGTTGTATAACGATGTATTTTCTTTCATACCCCTAATTTCATTGTAGTCCTACTTTATAATAACCATTTCCATAGTCAAGTAAAGCGTCTAACCCTTTTATTTCTCCTAATCTAAGATGGTCTTCCATTACAGTAGTACTACCCCTATCTATAAATATGTCACTAAAGACTTCTGGTGGTGAAACTATCCCTAATAAATATTCTGTTTTGGTTATAGCACTCAAATCCACATTAGTTACGTTCCAACCTTCACTAACAAACCTCATCTTAGTTTTCGGTAAAGTTTCTGCCGTACCATCAAGATTTATCGTTTGATATGTCTCTGCGGAGTAACTATTGTATAATAAGCCAGTGGTTTGACCTATCGTACCTATAATAGTCAAATTTTGTTGTACTTCTGTTGGTGTACCACCACTAGATTCCGTATCTACGACATAGGTGATGGGTTCACCAGAAGTAACCACCATGGTAACACCACTGAATACGGTGGTACCGAAATAATTAGCGTATGTCTCGTGGTTACTAACCAGATATGGTATATATTGCTCTTGGTTACTGTAACTCCTAACCATATTCAACTTATCGTTGGTGAAGCCCGTAACAAACCCCCCAGAATGATACCATTGGTTTACTGTAGCACCAGAATATCTAGTATTAGGTGACATGTTTATATTACCCTGTGAGGGTGGTAACATTGTAGGGGTAATACCGTACATGAATGGGAAAGTAATACCACTCGATTGTAACCTGTTAATTAATATTGTATAATCTACTGGCATCTATTAAATTTTAATTATCTGATGGTAAACCAATCGCTTCACATTGAATGAAATTGGTCACATATGCGAACCATATAGTATTACTAGTTTGTAAATCTTGAGGTGTACCAGTCTCTTCAGAACAAATATTAGATGTTTGTACAGACTGGAAACATGGGTTTAATACTGTACAACCAACTGATTCAACAGTGGTAGTTGGAGATGCAGTTTGGGTTCCAGAATCCCATTTCCACCAATCATATGCGGTAGGGTTAATGACCCCAAAGTTTAAGAATCCTTGTGTGGTTATATGTGGGTTACATATAACATATGGGTCACTTTCAGTTCCACTTCCCGTAGCATAAGTTGGTAGATTTAACACCTCAATAACTGGTGGGGTACTTTCCACATATACAACACTTACTGGGTACGATTCACCATAACAACCATCAGGAGTAACTACGACTAGATGATAAGTACCATTAGTATCCACTGTCAAACCTTCAGTACCGCTAGCAACCGTATTACCAAACTCGTCCACCCAAATATAACTATTAAAGCCGCTTTCAGCTTCAAATGTTAATGTTTGACCATCACATAATATGATTGGATTAGGTAATTGGTTATTAGCTGGTAATTGGTCATAAGTACCGTTAATTTGTTGGGTTGAGTTGACCATCACATTAGGGTCAGCACCTTCGGTAGCTACTACTGTAGCCACTGTAGATGCTGTACAACCATTAGCGTCAGTAATTAAAATCGTGTACGTAATTGGAGGTAAATCGTTCATACTAGATGTACCTTCCACACCATTCCACAGATAGGTGTACGGAGCTTGACCACCGTATGGTATAACAGTAATACTACCTTCTGTTGGTGGGTTTTGACCCTCATAACATGTAATATTACTTACATGTGTGGT